GTAACCTTGTAATGTTGCTCCAGCGTTTCCACCGTATTTCCATTCGTTGTAATCCCATTTAGATTTCCAAGCCGCACCTTTACGTAAATCACGTAAAATTTCACGGTCAATCTCTGCCGCAACTTGCTCAGATAATAAAGCTGTTAATTCAGCTTCAGCATCGATGTTGTGGAATGCAGAAACGTCTTGAGCCAATTCAGGAGACCAGCTAGCTCTTAATTTTCTTTCAGTTACAGAAACTGTTACTGATTGTAAATCGAAAGATACTTCACCGATTTCTTCTTCAAACTCTAACGTATCATATAAACGATACGATGCTGTAAAGTCAGCCGCTACAAGTGTAGAACCCGCTACTGTGTAATTTGAGAAACCTGCAGTTGCACTGTAAGCTTGTAAATCAACTTCAACATAAATGAAACCATCTTGGTCACATACATCATAGTATTGTGCTGTAGCAGCACCTGCTTTAGCTCCGTACTCAACAACTCCTTTACCGTATTTCTGTGTTACCACATGGAAAGGTAATGTTGCGAAGTTTGAAGTGTGTCCACTAAGTTGGTTAGATGCGACGTTTAATGAAGCTAAAAATTCTTCAGTATCCATTTCGTTACCGTTGATACCTTTTAATTTACCAGCACCAGCCGAAGTAAAACCTGAAAGTTTTACGATAACACTTGCTAATGATGTACCTGTTGCGATTGTAGCGTCAGCTCCAGCAACACCTGCACTAAATGCTGTGAATATTGCCGCTGGTGTTAATGATGTAGATGTGAATTTACCTTTTGAGTAATCAAACAATCCTTGGTCATTAGCATCACTACTTTCGTAGAAACGGTCGTACAAGTTATTACCTGTGTAACCACTATTCGGGTCATCTTGTGTGCTTGGGTATCCATAAGGAGAGAAGTGTGAATTATCGGCTTTTCTATCTTGGATTTTAGGTACGAAGAAGAACAATTTACCAATTGGTAAGTTCATTGCTTGTACTGATACGATGTCATTCGCTAATAATTTAGAGAATACACGTCTGATGATAGGGAATACAACAGTTTCGAATGAACCTGATGCATCAGCTACCGCTGCTTCGTTTATCAAATATGACGCTTGATTTTCATACAATTGCGCGATATTATCTTTTTGGTGACCTCCAAGACCCTCAAGGAATCCTAAATCGTCCCATTTTCTAATGGTATCTTCTTTGATAACTCTAAGGTGTTTTAACCCAATGTTACCGACCATACCTGATTCTAATAATGCTCCCATTTTTTTTATTTTTTTTTAATTTTTGTTTATTATTTTATTTTTGTCATCAAATCTTTCATTCTTTTAAACTGAGGATTTTCGTAAGCTTTCGATTCCGAAAGAACCTGAGTAGAACTCGTACTTGGTGCCGATGTGATTTTCTCAACCACCGATTCAGAAATTGGTTTTTTAGTTTCTAATTCGGATTTAATTGTAGTATACAAATTTTTAGATTCTTTCAAGGTTGAGATTGAGTCGAATCTTTTTAGGATATTTAACTTTTCTTGTCTGGTTGTTGATGATTCAGTAAACAAACGAGTAGCTAATGATAAATTAGCGTTGAATACAGCAACTTCGTTTAACTTTTCTTTGAATAGAACAAGAGCTTTCTTGTATTCTCCGTTTTGTTTTCTAAGTTTACTAACTTCTTCGTTAATTTCATCACGTTTATTTCCAGCTTTGTATTTGGTTTTACTATCGATTCCTGCATGGTAACCGTTACCTATTGTACGTGACGATTCTCCCATTTCTTCCTCTTTAGCTTTTTCATATACATCTTCTTCGTTTGTATCATCTTCATCAAGTTCGATTTCGTATACAACATCTTCGTTATAGTCTTCAGAAATTTCTTCGTCATTCATTTCGTGACCCATTTCGTCATTCATTTCATCACCCATTTCATCACCCATTTCGTCACCCATTTCGTCATCTAACTTAATGATGTATTCGTCTTCACCATCTGAAAATTCGATGTCGTCACCGTCTTTCTTAACAATGATACCGTCTTCTGGTTTCATAGCTTTAAATACTTTTAAAACTTCTTCATCACCAGCGTTTGACATATCAACTACATCTTCTTCATCATCTTCATCTGAAAAATTACCACCAAAATCTCCCATGTTATCCATGGCGTCAAAATCGGTTTCATCAGAATCCAAAGAATCGATATCTTTAGCTGGTTCGTCATTCGATGTATCATCGTCAGAATCATCTGACTCATCGTTATCAAGACCGTCTTCATCTCCAGTAGTTACTGGTAAATCATCTGTTGTCTCTTCATCAGAATCAGGTAGATTTTCATCTTCCGTATCCTCTTCTTCAATTGATTCTTTTAGCAAATCGTTTAGTTCTTGTTTCATGGTTGAAGCAAGTATACCTTTTGCATTCGCTTTTACTGCCTCTTCAAGAGTTTGCACCTGAAGTAACGCTTGTTCTAAAATTGATTTTTCGTTCATTGTGAAAATTTATTTTATTATAAATATTAGGTAAATAGAAAAAAATACACTTTATAGTATTATAATGTGAAAAAAAATGATTATTTACTAAGGAATGAATCTAATTTTGTCATTAGACCCTTCATTTTATCCATATCATTAGGTGGTTCTTGAATAGATTCTTGATATTGGTCTCTATCCTTTAAGTCACTAAATATATAGGCTCCGGGGGTTGATGGAGATGAAACTAAATCAAAACATACAATTTCATAATCTTCTTGTACTATGTTTTGTCCCTTAACATTTTTTAATGAACCAACACCCCTTGATGAGATACCAAGAGTTGCACCATTCATTAATAACATTGCTGCTTGGTCACCCTTAGTACTAACTATTCCCATTTTTTTCCAACCTGGAGATGTGAATAGTTTTATTTTACCCATTAACATTTCACCATCCCACCATGTTTCAAGGATTGAGTGTGAAACTCTATCTAAATCAATAAGGGATGATGTGGGGTGGTTTAATTCATTTAAAGCACTACCTTTCTTAATAAGAGTTTGATATTTTTCATTTTCTCTTTTTAAGATTGCTTCAGGATAAATCCTACCATTTTTATTTGGGGTGTTATATTTTTGCAAAACTGCAAAAAGAATTATATCCTGAGAGAAATCTAGTTCTTTCATCTCGGATATAATCTTTTGATTATCTTTTGGGGATATGTAACCGGCATCGTATTCTATTAATAATTTTCTACCGTCTTTAAATGTGAAATCTTTTTCCATACCTAATAAATACTACTATAAACCCATTTATAACCACCTGCAGTTTTTCTTTTACCACTTAAAACATAATTTATAGATGTTCTATTAGTATTAGTATTTGTGGATGCCTCTTGTATGGAATTCCATTCTTTTATTATTTTACCATTACCATCTATTTGATAGATTTTTTTTCTTTTTTTTTCATCCCATTCTTGCTTTCTTTTAACACCAAACATGGAATTACCTTCGTTTTTTCTTTGTATTTTAAAAAGAGATTTGGTTTCTTCTGAATGTTTTTTACCCGTCCTATATTTAGAAATTTTTAATTTCCATTCTTCATTAAAAATCCTACCTTTTAATTTTTCAGATATTTTTTTGTTTGTTTCTAAACCAAAATTTCCACCACACCCACCAGGGGCTAAATTTGTTAATTTAAAACCATACGACTTGAATAAATTAATATAAAAATCCTCCCAAAATCCGAATTCATCAAATGGAACTTTATCCAAAATTAATAATTCGGGTTTTTGAGAGGACTCGATTAAACCAAATAACCATTTATCTTTATACGTTATTTGGTACTTACATTTTCTAAGGTGTTCTTCGAATCTTTTACTTGGGTTATCGGATTTCCCGACATATCTTACATGATTGTCATGTATTAGACAATATATGTAAGTTTCATTTGGTCCAAGTATTTTCATCTAACTTTTTTATAATAAATACCCCGAAACCTTAATTAATTCTTCTTTTCGAAGAAATTAAATAAAGTTTTTTCTATAAGAATGGTATCTATTACATTTTTTGATAGATTGAATATCGTATCTTTTACTTCATTTGACCTAATGTCGAATTGTTTTGAGACATATAATGTTATCTCTAAATCCATGAATGACCTTTTATTGGTCTTTATTCCATTTGTTTTTATATCTAAATCAACTATGGATTCTGGTTTAAATAATTCAGAATTTAAGTTGTAAATGTTTTCTTTTATTTGTCTTCTTGTCTTTAATATTATTTTATTAAAGTCACAATTTTCTTCCAACGGCTGTGTCCATGAGTTTAATTGGATGTAGATTGTTTTTAAATTTTTAAAATCGACCGTACCATATCCCAACTTAACGTTGTTGTGGACACCAATCGTTATAAATTTTCCTTTTTTCATTTGTTATTTTCATACTTACATAATTTATGGTGTATTTAAAATATACACAATAAACTTAGTAAATCAAAATAATTTTTTTATCTTTTAAAAAAAACTATGATAATAATAAATGTAAGCAAAGAAAAGAACCTTGACTCAGCACTAAAAAAGTACAAGTACAAGGTTCAGAAGACTAAACAAACTGAAAATTTAAGAGAACGTCAATCGTTCATCAAACCTTCAATCGTAAAAAGAAGTGAAAAGTTAAAAGCAGTTTATAAACAACAACTAATGAATGATAACGATAATTAACTAAAAAGACCTTTTTTCAATTCGGTCATTTTAAAATAATTATACTTAGTCAATTCGGTTTCGTTTAAATCCTCTTTTACTTTATTTAATTTTTCATCCATAACACTATCCGTAGATTCTTTTAGTAAAGTATCTATTTTCTGATTGATTTCGGATTTAATTTTTTGTACCTCATTTTCTAATTCAGATTCAGTTAAAGAAACAATTTTTGTAAATGTTTCTTTTTGTTCCTCATTTAAAAAATCAGTAAATTTAGTATTAAAGTTACCCACCAATACCGTGTTTAGTAAAGTGTGGTTTTCAAATTGAACAATTGGTTCTTCTTCTTTCTTAATAGATTTTTTTGTTGTTAGAAATTTAATAAAATTTTCTCTATTTTCAATTTTTTTAGAGATATTATGTATGTTATTCTCCTCGGATAAAATATCCAAACACACATATAAATCATTATGTTCAGCCACAACATCTTTTAATAATTTATTGAAGTTCTTACAATCACTTGAAATTGATTTCATTCTATCAATTAATTGTGGTTCTAAAGTCTCAACATACAATTTTGCATTATCTTTATTGGAAATAAACATGTTTTCCATTTCTTCGTAGAAATGGTGCATCTCAACCAAATTCTTATTTGATTTTAATTTATTGATTAATTCTTTTAGTTCAGTTTTATTTCCTGAATTATAAGACTCGGTTAACTTAGTTAACAATTTTGATTTTATTTCACCGAAGTTTGTCATTTTATTTATTGATTTAATATGTCTTTTAATTTATTTTCTATTTCATAAATATTCTGTTGTGCTTTATCATAATCAAATAAATCATTTAATTTATTATTATCACCCAGTAAACTTAGAATATTATCTTTTTTTGTTTCATTTTCACTCAATGGAACTTCTCCACCAGAAGGTGGTGGTGGTGCTCCACCCATATCAGAACCCATTGCTCCTCCTTCAGGTGGTGTTCCACCCAACTGTCTTTCTGATTCGGGTACACCATATTTAGAATCTACGTCATCAAATACACCTGAGCGTTTAATAACATTCTGTGTGTTGGTTAATTCAAAACCAATTGCTCTCTCAAGTCTTTGTTGTTGTAAATCCAACATAACTTCAGAATCACTAAATCCAAGAATATTTTTCTTAGCCCACGTATGTGATACTGGAAGAATACCAACTTGAGATTGGTCTGATGTTGCATCTTTATATAGTTGAACTTTTTCTTTCCATTGCTCAATTCTTAATAAATCAGATTGTGCAGATGGATTTGTTAATGATAATGAAAAGTTACTTAACTCATCTTCTAATCCAAGAAGATAAAGATGAATTAATGCAATCTTATTTAACTCTTGTATTAAAGATTTTTGAATACGGTTAATTGTTCTAGCAAAACGAATATCCATTAATGCCAATGTTTTACCATCACCAACAACTTCTTCAAAACCTAAAAACGCTTTAGGTATTCTCAATGCTGCTAACATCTTCTTTTGGATATATTCAATATCCGCAATTTCCCCTAAGTTTTGTGCTCCGGGTAATGTTTCAATTGGACTTGTTTGAGCGGCATCACGAACAGGTATGAAAAAATCTTGGTCTACCGCCATTTGATTGTATCTCATATCCACTTGTCCATTCCTTGCATCAACTACTTGGTCTCTTTTAAATTTATTAGCAACACGTTGAACATAAGCCTCAATATCTTTATCATCCATGTTACCAACAAAAACTTTAAATACACGTCTTTCGGGTGCTCTTGTGGTTCTATATATTAACATAGCATCTTCAGCAAGAAGTAATTGTTTCCAAATTCTTCTTATTTTATCTAACATTGATGTACCATATGGTAATTTTCTATCATCACCCAATAATCTAAAATGGGCAATTTCCCAAGCTTGAAATTCAACATCTTTGTTTTTCCAATTAAATCTCAACTCTCTTGAGGGTAAATTCATTGCTGTTTGTTGACCTGGAGTTTTAGATTCTTTTCCTTCTAATCTTTCAATCTCAATATTAGGTAATTGTTGACAACCTATAATACCTCTTTCTGGGTCAATTTTTAAATAAACAAAATCATCACCATACTTACACATACCTCTTGTCCACATTTGTAGATTGGTATTTAAGTCTAATCTATTTTTAAATAAATCGGTAAGGATTTCCTTAATTCTTGTTGATTCGGAAAATATAGTGATAAGTTCACCTTTTTCGGATAGTGTTGTTGATTCTTCTGCGTAAATGTCAAGTGATGCCGATATTTCGGGAGTAAACTCCATAGACTCATAATCATAATAAGCTGACATTCTATTTGGTTCATAATAAACCGATTGGTTATAAAGTGATTGGTCTAATTTAGTCCATTTATCTGCAATATATTCCGATTGTTGCGCTTGTAATAACGCTTTTTCGTATTCTTCTTTACTGTTTGTTTTTAGTATCTCATCCTTGTTAAAATTATAAGATGGGGCTTCCTCTGGCTTTGTTTTACCGGGATACCCAAACATATGTGTGAGTCTTTGAAATACTGTTTTATTATCTGTTGCCATGTATATAAATAGTTTTGATTTAGAATATAAGTATTTTATTCATCATAATAAAGGTTTATCTCTTTTTACCAAATAACCATGCATACTCTTTATATTGTTCTTTTGAACTCCCATTTTGTTGTGGAAACGCAGGATGGTTATCCATACCCATAGAACCAATTTGGTCAAATGCTGTACCATAAGAATAAAAAGACTTATTTGGTTCATATGTTCTTTCGGTAACAGTCCACGATTCTAACATCGCTTTATTTGACGCTTCACTTCTTTGTAATTGATTAAAACACATATCTCCAGCATAAAGTGCCATTGATAAACTCATTATTGAGTCATCATGTGCTCCCTTCATGTGGTCAGGTCTACCATTCATGTAAACAAAGGTGTTTAATTCATTTAATAAACGACTTGACCTAACTAAGAAACCTTTTCTAAGTTGTTCCTCAAATGCTGCAACAATTTGTGTTCTTTTATTATTAAAATTCAAACCAGGAATTTTCTCCATGGCTTTTGAATTATATTCCCATATATTTTTAGTATTAACCCCGTCAATATAAAGGTTCTTATAATTTAATTCTTGTAACTTCCTTGATGTTGCAACACCCATACCTCCGGTAATATCAATTACAATAAATGCATCATATAATATACCCCATTTATATGCAACTGACGCTAAATCATCAGGTGGTATTTTACCGATATATTCAGCAACCTGTTCTCTATCGTCAAAGTCAACTACATTAATTGAAGAA